ACGGGTATGATTTTGAGAAACAAAGGGTTATAGTTGACCCATTTGAAGGCCACAAACGCGGAGAAATTGTTTCAGAAAAAGAATTTAGTGGAATGAGTAAAGAGAAACAAAGCAATATAGGCTGGGACGCTATTCTCACTCATACTGGAAAAACGGCTACACCTTCCGAATAGGGAGTATCAGGGGGATTTATATATGCCACGCACAAGCGGATCACATAAGTATCTATACCGAAAAGGCACACCAGGTAATTATAGGTATTTTTATAAGACGCCTGACGGAAAACATAAGGAAATGGACCGCGAAGAAGGTCAAAAACAACACGGAAGTCGTCTCGCTGCCGGTAAACATCACGGCGTTCACGCCATGGGTTTTAAAGAAATGGCAGACGAAGTTTACGGTGCCGGTCACTCAGCCGATCAAAAGCAGAGAATTAATTCCAGACTTCAGAATATGAAGGCAAAGGCAAAGGCTGGCAAAGATGCTCATGGCCACCATGAAGCTGAAATTTCTGAAGCCGCACACCCACACACCCAATTTGACACAGATACCTATAAAAAAGCCCATGAAACGATAGCCGAAAAGGCTGGTGTAGCTCACGACTGGCCGTATTCTCCTGAGAAAAAAGAAGCCCCTTCCAAACCTGAAGCCCCCAAAGAAGAGAAAAAACCTGTAGTTTCCATGGAAGAAGCTAAGGCCGCCGCGAAAAAGAAGCGTGGCAAAATGCGGGGCTGGAAGGTGAAGGTTGAGATCACTGGTCTTGCGGGAACCGATGTCAGAGAGCTTGATATTCAAGCAACAAGTCAAAGTGTTGCAGAACGTAAAGCCTGGGAGACAATTGGAGATCGAACTGGTCATGTAGTTTCTTCGCGTGAAGCTGGTGAAGCTGCAAAGCCCAAAGAGAAGTTTGAAATTACAGAACCTAAGAAAAAAGAATCCCCAAAGAAACCCGAAGCTAAACCGAAAAGTAGACAAGAAGAGCTTCTTGGAAAACTCAAAGGTATCGGTATTGATTTAGGTGGCGCACCTGAAGAAAAACCCGAAGTGGTCAAAGAGTCGGTTAAAAAGATTTCTGACGCAGCTAAACAGGCAAAGGCCCTAAAAAAGAGTCCATCCGCTCCTGGTGGAACCGCTTCAGCCGCTTTGGCTGTGGCCGAACCTGAATTTGCAAAGTCAGAAAAAGACCTAGCAGAGTCCATCGAAATTCAGGCGAAAGGTGAAAATCCTTATTTGAATAAAGCGAAGTCCATCTTTGATAGAATCAAAGGAGATATCAAACCTGACCGAGTGAGAAAAGTTGAGCATTTTCTTAAAGCTCTCGAACAGGTTGGACCCACTGACAGAGTCGCTTTATTTGCAGCGTATAAGGCCAGCATAGGCACAAATGTAAAGGATCTCCCAGAAAGAGACTTTGAAAGTGCCACCTTTCACACGTTTGATGAAGTCCTTAATAATCCGCCTATTGATCTCGAAGTTGAGAGAATGAAACGTGGTTATGCGGCGAAGCAATTTGCAAGGTCAAAACCTTATTTAAGTGCTAAGTTCACAAGTCAATATCCTTCAGCGCCGCCCCCAATGCCAGTTTTCAAAGATTTCAAATCCGCAAAAGAAGGGGAAAGAACGGCCCTTCAAAAGAAAATAAATCCTAATGCAAAACAATTAGTGCCGGATGAAATAACTCAAAATGCTCCAAAAGGACCGGATGGAAAACCAAAACTTCCGCCTGATTGGATGCCAATTCATTTAATGCCGATTTGGAATTACATTCATGCAAAGACAGACAATCCCTATGCCACTCAAGCTCCCAGTGTGAGTCAGGGCGATGTCTCAACCTCTACGACTGCCGGTTATCAGGAAGGTGTGGCTCTTAACGCGGTGAGAAAATACATTGCCATGAGAAATCAAAGGGGAAAATATTCCAAAGAAAAGGGCGATTATAAAACTCAATTAGTCGATATTCCAAAATCAAAGCTTTCAGAAGTGGGCTTGGCTCATAAAGATATTTTCAAAGCAGATTTGAGTTCTGACGCAGAACTTAAAAATATTCTTAGATATAAAATCATTGATCCCGTGGCTCTCGTTCCTTTTATCGATGCAGAATTGGGGAATAAATCTGTAAAGAAATCAATCGTATTTGTCGTAGATGATAATGAACGATTCGTTCCGAGAGCCGAAAAAAGAAAATCTATGATTGAAGAAATAAGAAGGTTGCGGAATGGTCGGGAAATTGGATCTAAAATGTCCTTGGTGTGACGATAAGATTATTAAATCTTATGACGCGGAAGTTAAATTAAGGACAAAGCTCGTCAAGTGGACAAGTGAGGGGATGTTTGCCGTTTGCAAGTCATGTGGAAAAGACGTGCCGGTTGATCCCGAAATTTTAAAATCCATTCAAATGAATTTTGTGTATGAAATTAGTGGCTAAACGCAACATTGTTGTGTAATACTTGAAATAATAGGTTTTTAAAACGCCCCAACAAAGACTCAAAGATTGACGGAGTGGTTGGGAGAGTCGGAGTTGGGCATGAAACCTCTAGATTTTTTTATTTCTGAAGACGCTTTTCGCGTATGGCTCCCCGAAGTCGATTTCCTCGAAAAAGGCACCGAAGACGAAAAATTTAATTCCAGACAAATGACCGGCATTATGTCCACCGAATCCTTGGATCGACAAGGTGAATCAGTTGTTTCAAAGGGATTAGACTTTAAAGATTTTCTTCAATTCGGTCACTTCAATGATAATCATTCTCAAGCCACTTCGGCCATTGTGGGTTTTCCCGAAGCCGTTCAACATTATGATGACCTTGGAACAATTAATGAAAAATTAAAAGGTGTCCCAGGATGGACTTGTAAAGGATATGTAATAAAGGGAACTCGCCGCTCAGAAGAAATTTGGGAACTTGCCAAAGCCCTTCAAAATACCCCACGACGTCTTGGATTTTCAATCGAGGGAAAAGTTTTAAGACGAAAAAATAAGATTATTGAAAAAGCTAAAATACGAAACGTGGCGATCACAAATTGCCCAGTGAATACGGATGCCACTTGGAATGTTTTGGCTAAATCTTTTTCAGACGAAGAGACTGCAATAAAAGCTCTCAGCGCGGGAGTTGGAACTTCGCCAGGCGCTCAAACTAATGGCGGAGCACTCAGAGTTGAGTCTCTTGATTCGGATGAAAAAGTTCAAACATATAAGAAAAGAAAAAAGGCAATTGAGCGAGCCTTAGAAGTTGAAGATTTGGTTAAATGTATGGACATTGTTTTGGAGTTGCGTCCTAATTTTAGCGACGATGCAGCGGCGCACTTCGTAACTTATCTCTTTAAAAAAGGGGGACGAATATGAGTGAGCAATTAGGGCGGCTTGTGAATCCTGAACAAATAGTGATTCACGATGCTCCCGAACAAACTGTGAGTGCCATTCTCACGAAACAAGATGAGATAATCGATCTTCTTAAAGCTCTCACCGCTAAAATTGACGCTGACTCCGGTGATACCGGTGGCGACGCTGACTATAGCGATCTGACCGCAGCTTTAAATAAAGTTTCATTATCTCTTTAACTCTTAAAGGAGTGGAAAATGGAAATAAAAAAAGAAACCGTGGAAAAGGCACTCGAAAGTCTTGAGAGCCATTTGCCACAGGAGACTGAGGAAGAAGTTGAAAAATCTTCTGCTCAGGACCTTGACCAGCCTGAAGGGGCTGACTTAGGTGCTCCTGGGAAAAAAATGAGTGATGCCTCGCCAAAGGGCAAAGCAAAAACGAAGAAGTCTGAAGATGGCGACGAAGACGACGAAGACGAAGACGAAGACGAAGAAAAATCTTTCGCCAGGGATCTCCCAGATGAGATTCAAACGAAGATTGATGTCTCTGAGTTTTTGAAATCTTTGGTTGACCACACAGGCACTTCCATTGACGAACTGCGCACCGCCGTCGTGAAAAGCGAAAACGAACGGAGTGAACAGTTTGAAAACTTGGCAAAGGCAGTCATTGAGCTTCACGAAGGTCAGGGAAAATTGGCCGTCGTTCTCAAAGCTATCTGCCAGAGGATCGGAGTCATTGAGAATCAGCCAGCGGCTCGTCCAAAGGCTGAAACATCAATAGCAAAGAGCCAAGTAGCAGATCGGGAATTTTCGAGTAGCCTTCAAGAACAGGGCGAAGAACCTGTTTTTAAAGGACTTTCGGAGAATCCAATGGTGGCAAAGGCCCAAATGTCAAACGCTTTAACCGACCTAGTCAAGAAGGGCGAAGCGGAAGACCTGGACCTAATTAATTTTGAGAGTAGTAGCTATCTTCGACCTGAATTGGTTACTAAGCTCAAGCATGTAGCTTTTAACTAATTCAAATTAAAGGAGAAAGAAATGAATCCTTTTTATCCTGTAGTCGATCCTAAACAGTTCGAAGGACACGGAGACGGCTTTGGAGTTTCTTCTCAAGAAGACGTCGCCCAATTAAACAAAGCTCTCAGTGCTGGTTATGCAACTGACCCCGCTGGTCAGAGCCAGGGCGGAGCACTTCGCGTGGAAGCCTTAGATGCGACCTTAAAGATCGTATCTTTTATGATGCGGAATATCGTTATGTATAACGATATCCCCAAGTCAAAGGCCAGTAACACCGTGGAAGAATACAACCTTTTGTCAAAATATGGTGGCAAGGGTGGATTCTTCATTAACGAGGGCGGATTGCCCAGGACTGAAGATTCTCAATACCAGAGAAAAGTTCAGTTTGTGAAATTCATGGGTTCGACCCGTGAAATCACTCACCCAATGCTTCTAGTGAAACCGGCTCACGGAAACGTGGTCGCACTGGAAACAAAAAACGGAACCATGTGGATGCTTCAAAGACTTGAAGATTCTCTGTTCAACGGTAATGCAAATATTATCGCTCAGAGTTTCAATGGTCTGAAACAGCAATTATTGGAAGGCTATGCCGATCCCAATACCGCTGGTGACGGACGACCTGACGTGAGTTCTGAGCATGTGATGGACCTTCGTGGTGCCCACTTATCTGAAAGTGTCTTTGAGGAAATCTCAAGGGTTCTCTTAGATAACTATATGTATCCAACTCATTGTTATCTTCCACATTCAGCACACACTGATTTCAATAAAGTCTTCTTTTCCAAGGGACGATATGGAATTCCAGTGGGCGCAGATCACACAGTGGGATTTGTCGCTGAAAAAATCAGGACCGGCGGTGGCATAGTTCAACTTCGCCCTGACGTATTCCTGAGAGTTAATGTGACGGCACCAGCCGCCGCTGACAATCCCGCAGCCCCAACTTCACCCGCAGCGGTTGGAGTGGCAGTCGGAGCCATTAGTACTTCCCGTGGGTTCGCAGCCGCCGAATTTGGCAGCTATTTGTACGAAGTGACCGCAATCTCCCGTAATGGTGAGAGCGCAGCTACAGCCGGAAGCGCGACCGCAGTCGTGACGACCGGAAGTGAAGAAGTCACTTTGACAATCACCCGTGGCGCAGTATCAGGCAACGATCTGACTCAGGGATATCGGATCTATCGGACTCGCTTAGGCGACGCCGCTGCCGTGAAATATCTCATGAGAGAAGTTGTTTCATCTGGTGCCTCAACTGTCGTTCTTGACGGCAATGAGGACCTTCCAGGTTATGGAACGGCCTATATGGGTCAATTGGACGAAAGTGTACTGACGCTTCGTGAACTCAGCCCAATGCTGAAGTTCCCACTAGCGACTGTCGCTTCTTCAATCCGTTGGATGCAATTAATATACAATACGCCCATCGTGTTTCGACCGAGGGGTTGGGTTGTAATTAAGAACATCGGACCTTTGGGTATTCCGGTAACTTCTTAATCATTTAAGAAAAGGTTGGGGGTGGCTCCTTAATTGGGGTCACCTCTCAATTTTTAAATATTAGATTGAAAGGTGATTTATGAAACTGAGAAACCTAAAGTCCGCGAATGCGAAATTGGCGACTGCAAAAGGCGTTCTCCCAGTTGATGCCGACGGTTGTATTGAAACCGAAGACAAAGATGTAGCTCGATCTTTATATAAGACGGGCTGGGAATTCGTTGGTCCATTGCCAGTGTGGCTTGTTGAAAAAGTCACTCCCATTCCCGAAGCCCCTAAGCCCGAAGCTCCCAAGCCCGAAGCTCCCAAAGAAGAAGATCCAAAAGAAGAAGATCCTGAACCTGAAAAAGTGGAAGAAGTAGTGGAAGAGCCAAAGGAAGAGCCAAAAGAAGAGCCAAAGGAAGAGAAAAAGTCGCGTTGGCAAAGGAGTAAAGAATGAATCCAACTCAAGCAATTCCAGTTCCAGTACAAGTTGAATATGCAGAACACTCCGCCGCTGCGATGGCAAAAAAAGTTATTCCAGGGCCATTATATGTGGTGGAAGATTCTGCAAATCCTGGACGACTTAAAGAGCCGACTCAAATCGCGGCTGACGGTGAAATTGCGTTGGAACTGAATAAGGCTTATAGGATCATT